TTGCTCCTGTAATTTCTTGGCTTCAAGGACTGCATCAATACTGCTTTGAAACTTGATGTCACCAACACCAGCTTGTTTATTACGCTCATCATTGAGTTTCTTTTGACAGTCAAAGAGCGTACCGATTTGTTGTGAAATATCAGCAACAGATTGAACATCGTTAATCCTTGCTTTGATAAATGCTATGGCATTACTAGCGGCTGCTACGGCTGCAACGGCTGTTGTAATAGGCTCCATAACTACTCAGCATCAGCTATTGTAAGATTGCCAGCTTTTACACGTCTCATAGCTTCTCTGTAATAACGGTTGCCAGAGGTCAAAGGTACAAGCAATTCTCGACCGTTTGTTACTAATAGTATGCCGTAAGCACTAGCCTTTGAATCAACAGTACCGTCCTCATTCAATGGCTTTACATATTTTGCTGATTCAATCTCCATCTTATAACTCCGCATCTGCTGTATAGTCAAAGGTATATCTTGTTGACGCGCTACCATTAACTGCACTGTGAACAAATCCATTTATGCCATTTGATGCAAGAGTGCCAGCAACACCTAAAAGAATAGTATTGCTATGAACTGTATTACGATTTTGATTAGTTTGGTCTAAAGCTGCAGCTTCAAATTTATTAGTCTTATAACTAACCGTACCACTTAAATAACCATTACCGTTACTCAAACCACCAGCTGCACCAGTTGTGCCTGTTTCAAAATACCTCTGACACTTTAAAAATGTAGTTGTAATATCTTCATGCAAGTATGGTGTGACTGTCTGCCCAGCTTCTAACTTGACATCCGTTATGTAAAGAAACTCACCAGTTGATGTAGTTGTTACATCCGACCATATAAATGCAATAATATTTTTTGTATTCGCTGTATCAACAGCAGCAGTAACCGAATAGGTTGCAAATGAAGTCGTTACATTCAAGTTAGCTGGAGTGTTTTCATACGTAAAGTTAGAGGCCAATGTAGGATTTGTGCCTTCAACACCCCAAGCAGAAATCATGTCATCAGTCGGCTCATTAGCTGTACTGTCCCAAGCAATAATAGCAGCTTTTACATTATCTAAATTTGTTGTAGCTGATACTTTAGCTTGAAACGAAAGAGTTACGGTTCCCCCAATAAGATTTACGCAATTCTTTTGCTCTATGATTTGTGCAATACCAAACTTTTTATTGGCAGTCTCAACATCTAAAGCAAGGGCAGTTTGTCTGTTTGTAGGCACAGTAGATGTTTCTTGTGTTACATCAACTATATCATTTCCATCAGAAAATAACTTCCAACGGTCAAGGGTGTAGTCGGTGTCATTATTAGCCCCAGATACAAATGACGTGCCTCTTTGTGCTACAGCAAACTGACCGTTAATTAGTGCGTTTGCACCTGTCAGGCCACCCGCATCTGCACTACCAGCTAAATCTGCTAAATCTCTCGCTCTACTCATGACCACTCCTCATCAGGCGCATTGGGCCAAGTTGGTTTTTTTGGATTACTTTTACGAATAGTGCGGATGCTTGCACGATAGGTGGCAAACGCTGCAACGCAATCTGTTGTCAAGCCGCTGTCTGGTAGCTGTGTCCAATCTGTTTCTCGTAATAATTGTTCCGCTGTTGGCACAGCTTGTAAATCACCTGTTGCAATATTTACAGTAATGTTTTTGTAATTTGCCATGTCTAATTACCCTACTAGGTGTATAGAAAAACGAGGAGCAAACTTAGGAAATGAACTTGTACTCACAAAAATAAGAGTGTTGCTATCTACTGTCTGTATCTTTAACTGATTTCCTGCTGTTGCTGATATCAATCCAGAAAAACTTAAATTCGGATAAGCATTGTTGGTAGTTTTCATTGTCATTCCTTGATAATCAACAAAAGACCCAGAAGCATTTGTTTGTAGCGTGACCGTTTTTTGCCCAGTAACATTTCCCCCAGCAATGGCCTCCGCAGCAAATCCAGAAAATGAATAACTATAGATTCCTGTTATGGGAACGGTATAAATTCCAGTTGAATTATCGTAATTACCACCAATATCAAAATCTTCTGTATTCATTATTATTGTGCCAGTAATTGCTGTAGTACTACTAGCATGAATATGAGTACCACTAAATGCTGGCCTTGCTGGTGTAAGGATACGACCAGTGCTATCAATCGTCATAGCCGTAGTAGTGCCAGTAACTTCTTTAATTGTACCCACATTTAAACCGCCAGTGGCTGTAGACGCACCAGTGACAGACAGTGTGCCACCCATAGCCATATTACCACTAAACGTGCCGCCATCTTTTGCAGATACAGTGTCAGCTACACTAAATATATCATATACAACAATCTCAACAATATCACCAGCTGACAGGGCAGCCAAACCAGCAATCGTATTAGCTGTCGCAGTATTGTAATCGGTTCCAGCAACCAACGATATGCCGTTCAGTGATACGTCTACATAGTTGCCGTCGCTAAATATTAAAGTGTTGTTATTATCATCTGCACCAGATAATGAAGTAGCGCCAGCTGTGGCTGTGAAGTAGAAGCGTGACCTTACGCTTGTTCCGGTGGGTGATTTTCCTATATATGCCATTTATGACCACTCCTCTGTCGGTGAATTAGGCCATGTTGGTTTGGCTGGGTTAGTCTTGCGAATTACTCTAAGTGCTTGTCGATATGTATCAAACGCAGCCACACAATCTGCTGTTAGTCCTGAGTTGGGTATTTGTGTCCAATCAGTAGCATCAAGCAATGCTTGGGCGGCTACCTCAACCCAAACAGTGCCATCCTCAGCTTTGAATAATTCCATGTTTTTGTAATTAGCCATCTGTTTATCCTGCTATTTCCATCGCAACAATTTCACCACTTGAAACACTATAAGAACAACTAGCGTTATTTGTATTGCCTTGAACCTTGTAAGTTACAGAACTCGTTGTTGATGGAGAATCAAGATGCACAAAACCTACACTGTCTCTTATTTGCAATCCACCACCACCACTTTGTGCAGAGTTAGAATGAAAAGCAAGAGTTGTGCTATCACGAACCAAGGTAAGAGATGCAGTTGCGTTTGTAGACTCCGCAAGTACATTAGAAATCATAGCACTTGCTTGTATTAATATTTTGCTCGATGTACTTGAGGGCGTTATCGTAAGAGAAAAATTAGACAAATCAGCAGCAGATGTATTTGTTTGAGATGAAACCACAGAAGTAGTTGCATTTGTCACTGTCTGCAAAACAGTACCAGTTGGTAATCCAGATGTTGCCACGCCACTATTTGTTATTTTTGAAAGTGCCATTACGCTATCCCCACTCTTCTGTCGGCGCTTCAGGCCAAGTTGGTTTTTTTGGATTAGTTTTACGGATAGTGCGGATGCTTGCTCTATATGTTTTAAATAAAGCCACACAATCTGATGTCAGTCCGCTATCCGGTAACTGTGTCCAATCAGTTGCTTTTAAAATAGCGTCTGCTAGATCTGACGCAAAAAGATCACTGCTATTTGGAGTTATTGAAGTAATGTTTTTATAATTAGCCATAGTATTACCCAACTAAAAACCCAGAAAATATAGGATCAAATTCTTGATTGGCACCTGCATCAGAATAAATATGACCCACAGCCACAAATAATCTTACATAATGTCCTGCAGTAAGTTCTTCTATACAAGTAATGTTCAAGTTTTGATGACTTGCACTACTTGTAACAGCGCCATAACTGTGTCCAATAACTGTGTCTGATGAAAAATTACTTGCTGATGATTTTTGAATTTCTACCTGTACGCCTTGAGAGGCAGCATTTCCACCACCACTGCTACTACTTGAATAACCATTGAATTGAAAACAATATAAACCAGTTATAGGCACTAAAAAATGATAACTGCTTGTATCGTAGTGTGAACCAACATTAGAATCAACGGCATTAAAATTTACTTGGCCCGTAACACCAGTACCTGAGCTATCTGTTCGCCTTACTTTAAAAGCTGGCCTTGCTGGCGTAAGGATGCGACCACTGCTATCAATAGTTAAGGCTGAAGTCGTACCAGTAACTTCTTTGATTGTGCCTACATTTAAACCACTATTAGCTGTAATAGCACCACTAAACGCGCCAGTGGTTGCTTGCAATGCATTGCCTGATGGATGGGATACAGTTTGCTGGGCAAGACCTTGAAACACGACGTAGAAATCATCAGTAGTTTCAACATCACCTGTCATAGTCAATGAAGTGCCAGAAACTGTATATGCTACAGATGGTTCTTGACGAACATTGTTTACAAAAACCTCTATCTCGTTTTCATTGCCAACAGCATGATTTAATGTAAAGTCACGTTTTGCTGTTGGACTGCCTGTAACACCAGTGAAGTCCTGATATTGCATCGCACTAAATCGTGCGGCTGGTGTGTTACCAAGATACGCCATCAGGTTATCTCCATGTAACTCATCGTAACTGAAACTTTATCTGCAACAGAGCAATCAACTTTGATTCTATCATCTGCATTGAGA